ACCTACCCTCTGGTGTCTTGAGCCGTTTGGCCACTACCCTCCAAAGAACAGACCTTATGCCTCCTTAAGCATTGTTCAGTCAGAAAGAAACACAGTTTCGAACCTGTGTTCTGCTGCTGAATGATAACTATATTATACCATATTCCAGACTAAAAGTCAAGGGATAATTTGGTATAAAACTCACTTTTTTTCAAATAAGATAGATTAGGTAAACTATCCCATTGAGGCATTCTCTCTGATATTTGATTATTTTCATCAGGATTAACCTTTATAAACTGTATATCTTTATATCTAACCATGACACGACCCATTTGAACCACCCAATTTTGTGGTGTTATGGCACTCTCGTCTGAGGATAGATATCCATGTGTCTCTTTATAGAGATTGTTAATAAAATCTGTTGTACTGTACATGTCCATACCTATTAGATAACATGTTTTAGGTTTCTCTACTTTACATGCTATGTACATTGCTGTTGCACCAGATGACCAACCAGGATCTTCAGGCCCAGCATTATCTGCTTCCCAACCACCTAATGCATAATAGTCATTCATTATATCTTTTAATAATGTTATATTCTGATCTGCTAAACCATATGTCCAAGTGATATAAACATTTTCAAATCCATCACCTTTCCATCTGTCGTTAGGTCTATTTTTATTTACTGTTGATTGACCATGTATTACAAAATTAACATAATAGTTTTCAGGTGTATGTTTCCATTCTCGTACATTTGGATTTTTCATATTTAAAGTTTGTGCCTCTTTCATCATTTCATAATGTTCATTAGGCATATTTTCCCAATCTCTAAAATAAACTCTATTACGGTCACAATAACCACTACGATATATTTCATGTTCTAACATAGGGTCTACTGCAATCAAACCATCAACTTCATGTTCTCTATACAATGCATTACAACCCCATACTTTACCTTTTGATTTTAGTAATTCAACATCAATGTCTTTACGACTTTCACCATTACCTAATACAAATAAATTTTCTGTCATTGTACCATTTTTCTTAGTATTAGTTTCATTCGTTCTTTGTTGTATGTCATGAAAGGTCCATACTTTATTATTTTGTTTTTCAATGTTGGCCATATTATATCATCCTTAATTGTTTTATTAAATTGTTTTGTGTAATTAAATAAATCATTCAAAATACATAATGTTTCTAGTGATATTCTTTTTGCTAGATATGTCTTAATTAATATTGGATGTTGTCCTCTAGTAACATTAAATATCTTATTAAAATTCTTTTCACTTTTTCTAAGCAATTGTTCCATATCTCTTTCAAAGTAATATGCCAATCCGTCAATTCTTTTTTGTCTTTCCAAATAAACATCATTGTTCATATCCTTAATATAAGGTGATTTATTAGATATGAAATTGCTAACAAAATAGTCCACAATACGATCACCGTACTTTCTTGCAGCCTTAACAAAAAAGTATCTATCATTACGTTGTATAAACGTTTCGTACTTAGCATTAGTTTCACCATTATACTTAAAGAAATCATATTCATCTTTTGTAAAATGTAATTTAATGCTGAGGTATTTTTTATATGCTTCGTATCCTTCATTCATTTATACTGGTAGTGTTGCTGTTTTTGGTAAAAAGTTTAGTTCCTGTGCGTTCATTTTTATTTTATCTTTTAGTGTTCTATTAATTAAATGCGTAATCTGTTCTGGTTCTATTTCTTTTTCTCTACAATATTCTAATACTGCGTCCATATGTGTAAGTCTTTTTTTACTTGCTATTTTTTCTATCACTAATGCAAATTGTTTTGGTGTCATTTTTACTCCGGGGAAATTGGGTCTGTTAATGTGGCCATTTGTTCAAGTCTTGTCTTTGATTCTTGTTTTGTTTCATCATAAAGAATAGCACAAATGATAGCATAATTAGCCATATCAATAAGTGTGTCTCTAATACTTTCATCTTTAACTTTTAATTCTTCTTGTTTAACAAAAGACATCAAGCGACTAAACTTATCACCTATTCTTATAGCACAACCCTTCCATGCAGGTATGCCACCCATTTCACAAGTTCTAAAATTTTTAAATACATCTTCTTGTGAGGCATAATCATGTCGTTTCATATCATGCACCTGTTTCATATTCTCTAATAGACTATAAAATACTTCACTTTGTTTCATTATTTTTCCTCACAACTGGATTATAAATTTCTCTTGTGGCTTCTGAACCTGTTAAGTATCCAATGCCATATGCACATAGTACCAGAATAAAAACTGGTATCATTACTTCAATTACTTCCATCATATCTTCTCCTTTTGTTGGTATCCCTTGCTACGTTTTCTATTCTACCTCGTCAGGTAGTTTACTCACATTAGCAAGGGAAGTGTTTACTATATCTAATAGCAATTCCGTGTTAAATTTCCAATCTATACCGTATGACATTAAACAAGTTTCGCCTGAAGCAGGTAAAGTTAAATAAAAAATACCTTTTTTACTATTTGTGTTATACCACATTGACATAGTTCCTAAAAGTATTCCATCATCCTGACCTTGTGTTCTTACGTCACTACTGCCTAAAAACTGCATACCAAAAGTATTCATAGTAGTCAGTAAAACCTCATATGAATTACCACAATAAACTGGCACCATTTGTGTTCTTAGTAAATTAGGTGGAAACGTTTCCTCAGATTGTGCTTTGTTTAATCCTGCATATACTATTCCTAAAAAGAAACATATCAAAATTATACCCAATATTGATTTAATAAATTCTTTCATTACATTATAAGCTTTGTGTCAGGTTTTACTAAATTTGTTGTGTTTTGTTCGTATGCCTTAACTATGTTGTCCCCAGGATTAGTAGTACAAATAATATTTTCTTTTTGTACCATTACTATTTCATCCTCTGTGTATGGAATATATGGTTGAAAACCTATTCTTACATTTTCACCAGGTTTGCCTTGCATAGGAATCAACACAAATGGTTTCTTGATTGCTGTGTGTGTTGTTGTATGTTCTTTTTCTTGTGGTGCGCCTACTACATCCTCACCTGTTGTTAATCTATATAATTTAATTGACATTAGTTTCCTCTATCCATTTGTAAAAGTCTGATATCGCCTCTTTCAATTGAGGTAAATAATCAACTTTGTTTTTCTTAAATACTTGTGTTGTACCTTCTTCCGTAGTAACTAATATTACCACTTGTGTTGGTTCTTCACCAAAGTGTTCCTTATACATTTCAGCATAAGCACTACCTTGAATAAAATAGTTTTCAATCCAGTCTTCTTTTTTTTCTTTTGTAGATGTTTTAAAATCTATTATTGATAAGACACCATCATATTCAGCAATACAATCTACACGACCTGCTATGGTATAATTTTCTGAATACATTTGTGCTTCTTGTAATCGTATATTATTTATTTTTGATAGTTCAGGTTTTAATACATCAAACATCATTCTTGGAAGAAATTGCTTTTTGTATTTGTCAACCTGTGTTAAATCAACATTGTTTAAATAATCTTCGACCATGTTATGTACTGCGGTGCCACGATTAGCAGCCTGTATCATTACATGATTTGCAACTTCTTCACCAACTCTTTTTCGCCATTCATGTAAACCTTTTTTATCTCTAATTGATAAAACAGAGGTAATAGATGGATACGCTTTTTTAGTTTCTTGGTGTTCGTAAAATCTTTTGCCATTTACGTTCTTGGCTTTGAGTGGTGGTAAATCTCTTATTGGTGGTTGGTGTATAAACATTATATTCTCACTTATTAAAATTATATTATATCAGGTCTTGACTAAAAAGTCAAGGGTTAATCTCTAGTAAAAAACGGGTCGGGTTTCTTATTAGTTTTCTGTACTTCTTGTAACACTTTCATAAACTTGTCAAACTCTTTATGTGCGGTATATCTACCAACTTTGTATGCAATAAAGAGACAACCCACAGCAATGATTGTGTGTGTTATTGGATCCATTCTTTAGCCTTTTCTGTTACTTCGTCAACTCGTCTAGTCCAACCTCTACCAAAAGTTTCAAATGTAGATAACCCTTGATAATAATTATGTCTAGCGGATTGATATT